ATGCAGAGAAAAATTGGATCGTACTAGGTGGAAAAAAACAAAAACCTAGCTCATGGAAGTTTATACCTGTTAGATAAACTAAAAAAACACTCGTCCTTAATCAGAACGAGTGTTTTTTATCCGTAAACGTCAAGTAACTTCACTTATTGGCAACAAACAAAAAAGCCCATCTCTTTTTTCATAAAAGATGAGCTTTTTTATCTTTCAATTATTCTAAATAATCTGTTAAAAAGAATAAAATACTGTAGCTTTGAAATAAAGTCGTACCGTTTATAAAGAAGATGTACTGTTTATACAGAAGTTGCATCGTTTTATCCCTTTGGATTTCCTTTTCTATGGGTTACTCCCCATCGCCAACAAGCTAATAAAGGCAAATACCCCCAAAATGAGAAAATTGGCATATCTAGGTAAAAATATACATTTTTTTGTTTTGGAGCAACTAGTTTCATTACCTTGATGGGCATGTTGGTGAGACCCTAAAATGAACATTTGGATAGGCAATCCTTCTTCTCTTAAAATAACCTTAAATATATTATAGATTTAAGAATATCAGAAAAATAAATGGTGTAATTTTCTAAAATATCCTGAATAAAGTTGATTTTAGAAAAGGAGTAGAGGGGAAATGTTTCAGAAGCTCAAATTTTATTTAATCAGCCTTGTAATTAGTTCAATGTTAGGTGGGATTATCATAGGTGCTAATTTCTTGGTCCATAACATCTATTATTTAGTTGTAGGTAAAGAATTTCATTTTAATATGTGGTCTTCCATTATTATATTTAGTATCGTATTTATTTCAGGTTTCGCGTATATGTTGAAGAAGGGTCCAGATATACTTGTTAATAATTAAACCAATAGCAATTATCGTAGGCGCTGCCGTGATCGGTTTAGCGTCTTATTTTATTTTGCATAGAAAAAGGAACCATAATAGGCTCCTTAATTCGATTCAGAAGTTGTGTAGTTTTTCTTAATGATATCTTTTATGTTGATAATTAAGGATATAAGGAATCCCACAGCTAGGACACCGTTTACCCAGTAATATGTATTACCTGATGTAAATTTATTATAAAAGGAATCGACATTATAATATACTAGGAGCGCTGAAAAGACAGTAGAGAGTACTAACATACCAAAACTTTTCATGATGTTCACCTCAATTCTAAAAGTTGTGACTTTTAATACAATTATACATATAGATAAAGAGATTTACAAAAGTGATTAAAAATATAATAAGGAATTACCGCGAGGAGGAGTTAGAGAAATGAAACTAAGTAAACAAGAACAAACAGTTATTATCGATCAGTTAACAAATAATGTTATTGGTATGGATTTAGTAAAACAACACATTGATCCTCAGAAATTAGAAAAGGCTGTAGCTATGCATAATGAAATAAGTGATGATATGACACCGAAGCAAACGAGAGAGGCGCTAATTAGTGTGTTAGATAAAACAATTGATGAATTCCTAAAAGCTTAAATATAAAAAAACTAATAGAGTCTATCGTGAGGTGGTGGTCGTGGCACGACAACGTAGCCCGGACAGAGATAAAGCATTTGAAATATATAAAGCAAGTAAAGGTGAGAGGCCATTAATTGATATTGCTGCTGAGTTAAACCTCAAGCCTTCGCAAATCAGAAAGTGGAAATCACAAGATAAATGGGATGAGCAATTTAATGGTAACGTTACTATTGCAAAAAGGAGCGTTACTAATGTTAAAAATCCCAAAACGAAAGAAAAATTAAAAGAGATTTTAGAGGATGAAGAGCTGACCGAAAAGGAACGGCTCTTTTGTTTATATTACGTAAAATACTTCAATGGTACGCAAGCTGCTATAAAGGCAGGATACACCAAAGAGAGTGCTCATGTTCAAAGTAGTCGATTATTAAGACGTGAACGAGTTGCTTCCTAAGCTATGACAGAATGGGAACTATTATGCTCTTCTTATTAAACGATAATGATGAGATTGTAGCTCAATTAGGGATGAAAGATGAATACTACTCCCACGCAATCACAAAAGCATACACTACCATAAATGACGGACCAGATGAGCGGACACTGATAGATGATACTGGTAGGACAAATGAGTCATTCACAGACTTTAGAGGTCATGTGATGTTAACCAGAGAGGGGAATGTCTGGACGGCTTATTCTGCTTTATACAAGAAAGAGACATACCAGGACTACGAAACTATCATTGAAACCTGGAGAGATACAAATAATTCTAATCCTGCTACTGCTGCAGTGGTAACGAAAGTAGCCGTAGGAGTATTTAAATACGGAGATTACAACCCACTAGACGCAACCTTTATAGAAGACTTGAAAGTGTACAAGAAGTTCAGTGTACCTGTAGATGCTACTCCTTATATTGTGGACCAGGGAGACAGTATTGTAATTGATACAGAGAGGGCTCTTGTAACGATAAACGGGAAGAACGCTATAAGTATTAAAGACCTATTCAGTGACTTTCCTGTCATAAAGAGAGGAGCAAATGAGGTTATTGTACGTCCTAAGGCTATAGGTACCGCAAAAATAACATATATGGAGAGATACAGATAATGAGAAAGCAAAGCGGAGATTTACACATAGTTGACTTTAAAACAAAGCTAGTAATAGGAGTTATACGCGCTCATGAATATGTAGAGGACAAAAGACACTGGGAAATTAAAAACTCCGTAGATATGTTAGACTTCAAAATACTCGAGAGCTCTCCTTATGAGCCTCTCTTGCAGCAACAAAATATCATCGTAAAAGAAACCCGTCCTGGTGTAATGACTCCTTATGTAATCACTGAGACGGAAAAAGACACTGTATCTAAGACAGTTACAGTTTGTGCTAGTGGGGAATGGACCTTGCTTGCAGGGGAATCTTATATAGCTCCTCAAAAGATTCCTTCAATGAATGCTAGACAATATTTAGCTATGTCCTTAAACGGATCAGATTGGACTGTAGGTGACGTTGAAGCTACAGGGACTCATAGTATGACTATTACGGAGTTTATTTCACCTCTACAGTTTAATAACATGATTACTTCTGCTTTTGGAGGCTATGAACTTCAATACAGAGTTATTGTCCAGGGAGCATTTATTGTTAAGAAATATGCGGACCTGGTAGAAAAGCGAGGCAGATTCACTGCTAAGGAGATAAATGTAGGAAAAGACCTGCAGGGAATTGTTCGTAAAGAGAACTCAGAGGGAGTTATCACTACACTTATAGGCTATGTAACTGTAAAGGGAGCAGATGGAGAGGAAAAAGTTATCACTGTAGCAGATGCTAACGGAGGTATCCCCTACGTAGTAGATGAGGAAGCCTTTCAACGATGGAGCATAAATGGGAAGCATCGCTTTGGATTCTATACTCCAGAGACTGATAATCAGAATATGACTCCAGAGCGCCTGCTCGCTTTGACCAAGACGGCTCTTAAGAAGCGAATAGATACTAATGTAGTCTATGAAGTTGACGCCGTCTCACTGGCTAAATTAACAGGTCTGACTCATGAGACAATCAATGAAGGAGACACTGTATACATTAAAGACAAAACAATTAGTCCTCCTATCTTCTTAGAGGCTAGAGCTATTGCTGCAGATGAGTCTTATAAAGATCCTAGGCAGGACAAGTTTTACTTTGGTAACTATAGAGAGCTATTAAATCGAGATGACGCCTTACAGCGTGCTTATCAACGTATATTAGCTAGTTTACAAGACAAGGTACCTAGTGAGATGTTTAATCAATTACAGGAGAAAGTAAACAGTCAGACTGATGCTATCACTGAGGCAGGAAAGAAAGCAGATGAGGCTCAGGAATCACAAACTGCAAAGGACCTTGCTACACAGGTGCAAGATAACATAGATAAAATGCAGACGGCTATTATTGAAAGCCCTACTGCTCCTGCAGAAGACTTAGAAGCAGGTAAAACTTTATGGTTAGACTCTAGCGATCCGATTGCTAAGATATTAAAACTTTAGAATGGCACTGACTGGGAACCTCTTGTACCAGATACTGTAGGGATTACTACAGAGATTACAAACATCAAAGGTGAACTAGGTACAAAAGTATCTGAGAAGCAAATGCAGGAGTATATTGGTGAACTTGGAGCGGATAATCTCCTAATGAATACTCAGTTTGTAAAGCATACACTAGATAGCTTCGGGAATATCTCCTTATCAACTCCTTCTCTAGAGAGGTGGAACGCTGACAAAGACAGTACAGATAGAAAAATCACAGTAGATGAAACTCGCAGGTATGGGAACAGCAGATCTGTTAAGATTGAAACAACTCACACTGATACAAATATCTGGCATGGTATCTATCAAGATGTACCTGCTTATCAGAATCAAGGAAAGTTCCAATTCTCTGCTATGCTCTACACTACAGATAAATATAATATTTCCTTAGGAGCTGCATACAAAATAGAGTTCTTTAATGGGACAACTTCTGTAGGAACTTACAAGCAAGTTGAGTTCCAAGACTCATTAATTGATAATCAATGGGTTAGATTTACTATGGAGCATACAGCACCAGACGCTCCTATCACACATGCTCGTATAGAGATATGGATTAGAAGAGCAGGGACTGTCTGGGTATCAGAACCTCAATGTAACGTAGGAGAAAAGCTCCCTACTTACTTAGAGAACCCTAAAGACATCGTAAACTATGACGCTATGGTTAAAGAGGTTGCTGATCGTGTTACTAAGACGGAATACAATACTCGTAACACCTCTTACGATACACAGTTTCAACAAACTACACAGGAGATAAACTTGAGAGCAAAATCTACGGATGTATACTCTAAACAAGAGGCTAACGGGACATTTGGTAGTAAAGCTATTGTAGAGAGACACGAGACAGAGTTTAAATTGAACTCACAGAATATCTCTCTTAAAGTTGACGCTAACAGAGTAATAGGAGCTATCAATCTTTCAAGTGAAGCCGCAGTAATTCAAGCTAAAAAGATTTACTTAGATGGTTACGTAGAAGCTAAACATATCCGCTCTGGTTCCCTTAAAGGCGTAGTAATTATGACAGAGGACCCGTCTAGCTCTAATAACCATATGAGACTAGAGAAGCAGAACCTTACTCTATATGGGACTGGAAGGTCACGTGGGTACCTAGGATTCGTACCTACCACAGATGGCTCCTTTACAGAGGCTCTTGTACTCGGAAATGATTACTCTGGAGCAGGTGGTAGCGTCAATGACTCGTTAGTAATAGATCATACGTCACCTAGTGCTACAAACTTCACAGATTCTGTAGCTAGTATAGGTCTTGCTTCTGGGAAGGACGCTAAGGGGAATATTCTTAAGAGTTCACATATCTCATTTACAAGATATGGTGGCACTAAAATGACTCTTAATTCCACTGGGAGTATAGATGTGGTTGCGAAGGATGATATTTATCTCAATGCAAGTAATTTAGGTGATGTTCGCATGAGAGGAGGAAATTATGATTTCCTATCTATAAGTGGCACGTTCACATTTAGAAAAGAACGTACGCAGATAACAAATGACTTCATATTAAGATTAGATGACACGGATGGATATGAAGCAGTTGCTACAACGTACCACAATATGCATATCAAGGTTCACAAAGGAACAAGAAACAAAGAAGGGTTCTATTTTCTTGAGAGATATGATCCAGCTCAGGGGATATATACGATGTATGCAAACGTAAACTGTAATAATCTATGGGCGGCTTATGATGTATCTGGTGTTACTTGGACTCAGCGCTCAACTAGAGAGATAAAAGCAGACATCCAAGAAATCCAAAGCGATGAAGTAGACGCTTTAATGTTGTTGAAACCTAGTCAATATTTCTTGAATAAGGATGTAGAAGAGTACGGGATTGAATACTTGAGAGAACATTCTAGTGATTTCCTACAATATGGTTTCGTTGCAGAGGAAACTCCAGAGCAATTCCAAGGCAGAGACAAGAGATCTGTAGTACCTTACTCATTGATTACTGTAAACATTGCAGCTACTCAGCAGATTATGTTAAGACAGAACGAACAACAAAAAGAAATAAACTCTTTGAAAGAACAAAACATAGCTCAAGAGGAAAGAATATCCAAACTCGAGGCACTTGTACAACAATTATTAGCTAATTAAGTGAGAGAGCAGCAATAAGCTGGTCTTTTTTATTTTGGAAGGAGTGAAAACGATGCAAGAAATTATTAAGTTAAAGCAAGAGATCCAACAAATTAAATCAGATCAAAAAGATATAAAGAATGACATTCGAAACTTAGAGTCTCGTACTTTAGGGAACGAAAAAGACATCGTTAATATAAATAAGCAACTTGATAAAAGCAGTGCTAATACCACATGGATTCTCCGCATCATAATTGGTGCGATTGTAACTGCACTAATTGGATTGTTATTGAAAGGAGGTGTATAAGACTTGCCACTTACAAAAGAAAATATTTTAAAACATTTGCGCAACTGGAAAATATGGGTTGCGCTTTTTTCATGCTTTGGATTAATTTTATCAGTCTTTGGAATGACCGGATTCGAAGGTAACTTGGATAAGGTGGAAAAAGCTGTTTATGTATTGGGAATCGCTCTAGGTATTTGGACAGATCACGAAGATAAAGGAGAAGATGCTTAATGAAAAAATCAATTAAACTAGCTTCCTCTGTATTTATGACTCTATTGCTCCTGTTAAGTTTCACTACAGGGGCTTTTGCTGATAGAACACTTATTATTCCTGATTTACCAAAGCAACCATACCGTTATGGTGTTGGAGCTTACGAGGGCGTTGTGGCGCATAGTACAGCAACACCTGAAGCGCCAGCTATTAATATTCAAAAGTATGAAACTCGTACATGGAGAAATGCATTCGTACACTATGCAGTCGATTGGAACGAAACAATTCAAATTGCGGATACAAAGTACATTGCTTATGGCGGTGGACCTGGTGCGAATAAACGTTTTGTACACGTAGAGTTATGCGAGACGGCAGATTATGATAAATTCAAACGTTCATATGATAAATATGTGAAGTTACTGGCTAAAATTTTACGTGACCGCGGATTAACTGTAGAAAAAGGATTATGGACTCACTATGATGTAACAAAATACCTTGGCGGTACAGATCACGAAGACCCACTTGATTATTTACGTAGTCATGGCGTTTCTGAAGCTCAATTCCGTGCAGATGTGAAGCGTGCATACAATAACTCTAGTGTGGAAGTTTCTGTGCCTGAGAAGCCATCTAAACCTGCTGAAATTCCAACGGCTGTAACAGATGGTATCGCTTATATTGAAGGATACAACATTAACTTACGTAAAGGACCTGGTACAAGCTATTCTAAGATTCGTCAGTTAAACAAACCAGAATCATATGTTGTGTGGGCTCAAAAAGATGGATGGTTAAATCTTGGTGGTGAGCAATGGATTAAATACGATCCTTCTTATGTGAAGTTCGATAAGAAAAGCACAGTGGATTCATCTATTGTAGGTAAACGTGTTGTTTCTAAAGTGGACAACCTACGTTTCTATGATTCTTCATCTTGGCAGGATAAAGACGTTGCTGGTACTGTAGATACAGGGTTAGGATTCAAGTTTATTGATAAAGTGTCTGTAAATGGTTCACCACAGTATAAAGTGCAAAACGACAGAGATAATGTATATTACATTACAGCTAGTCCGTATTATGTACAAGTAAAATAAAACAGCCGATTCCTATGTGAAACGCACCCCAATTGTTAATTGTGTCTAACAATTGGGGTGCACTTCATATGAGTCGGTTTTTTATTTATGAAGCTTTATTCTCATTTAACATAGTTCCATACTGTACAGCTTTATTTGCATTCACTCTACCATTCTTCCAATANGTTCCTGTTCCGGAGATTTTATCAGATGTGGCTTCAATAATTTGNCGAATTTGTANGTTAGTGTAGCCTTGATTTGCTAATAATCCTGCAACTCCTGCCACCTGTGGGGTTGCCATAGATGTACCACTTAATGATCGGTACGTGNTGCCTTTATACGTAGAGTAGATACTNGAACCAGGAGCTGCTACATCCACCCANCTTCCATAATTTGAGAAATAAGATTTTTGGTCATTTTGATCTGTAGATGCAACTGCAATTACTTCATTGTAATAAGCAGGATAATTTGGTCTTGTATTTCCATCATTTCCTGCAGCTGCAACTATCACAGCGCCTTTATTCCAAGCGTATTGAATGGCTTGTTGTAATGCAGTTCCTCCANTAGAAGCTCCTAAACTTAAGCTAATGACTTTTGCTCCAGCATCGGCAGATTCTCTGATACCTTTTGCTACAGCATCAAGAGTCCCACTTCCTTGACTATCAAGTACTCGGACTGCATATATAGAGGATTGTGGAGCAACTCCTGCAATTCCAATATTATTGTTTGTAAGAGCACCTGCAATACCCGCACAGTGTGTACCATGACCATTTCCATCATCTGATTGACTATCATTATCTACATAATCGTGGCCGTATATAACTTTAGAGGATAAATCAGGATGATTACCTTGTACACCGGTATCGACAATAGCGATTTTGACAGCGGGAGCACTTCTCTGTGCATCCCATGCCTGAGGTGCTTGAATTTTTAGTAGCCCATATTGATTACTAAAATAGGGATCATTAGGAGTCCAAAATGCATGAAAATAATAGTTTGGCTCTGCATATTCTACATCAGGATTATTCTTATAAATTTTTATTTTATCTTTGACAGTACCTTTAGTAAATTTAATAACTTCAAACTTCAAGACATCATCTTTTGATACAACGTCAGCTCCTACTGATTTATGAAATTCTTGAGTTTTACTAAGAGACGTATTGTCTTTAAATTTTACAATAATTTGGTTCGGAACATATTCCTTGGATAAGGAGTCTGCATTCGATACAGAGGGGTTATAAAGGATGCAACCAAAAACCAAAGATAACACAAGTAAAAAAACACCAATTTTACTTTTCAATAGAAAATTCCTCCCTGTTATTTTATCTTTGTTGATGCACATTTCTTTTCAACTATATAGTTAGGTCAAGCGATGTATGATTAGTTTTGAAATTTCAGAAAATTACATCTAATAAAGCGGGCTATTAATGCAGAAGTTGTCCAAAGGATATTTCAATTACCAAGATGGTATTTTAAAGATAAATTTTAAAAGAAATCATGGTTTGGAATTGTTTTCATTTCAAAAAGGTGTTTGGAAAAGTAAAGAAAGAATGAGAAAGTAACAGTGAACGGTTCGCCACAATACAAAGTACAGACATACTATATTACTGCAAACGAAGCCTTTGTATATGTGAAGTAAAAACAAGCCAACTCTGTGTTTAAGAGTCGGCTTGTTTTGTATTTTTTTGATAAAATTCATCTTTGAATTTAGATTTAACAATGAAGAAAGCTTTTATTTTTATATGCGTTTTGTTTTTAATGATCCAACTCTATTATTCCATGTCTTATTAGTTCCATCAATATAGTAATTGTCTAAATTAACAATTAAGTAATCTGAATCATCTGTATTCCTAATCGTTATCTTCTTTCCTTCGTAATCTAGATCACTGTAGAGAGTGATAGAAGAGGATGGAGGCATTTTTATAGATGATATGTCATCATCCCCTAAAAAATTTTTTGTACTACCAGGAGTTAGAGTGAAAAATTTCGTCCCCCTCAGGTCGCTTAAGTCATAGAAGGAAAATTCATATGATGCTATACCTCTATTTTCGATAGAAACCTCAGCCTTATTTGATTGAGGACTAGCAGCACTTGTTTGTTCGCTAAAACCAAAAAGGAAGCCGCCGCTTAGAACTAGTGATGTAACCGTTACGCTTTTTAATACTTTTTTCACTTTTAAAACACCTCCATTTTTTTAACACAAGCCCATCTTATAACACCACTCTTTCTCTAAACTTTCGTTTACCTTACATAAACCTTACAAAAATTATAAAAAAAGCCCTGCTCGTTCGAGCAAAGCTACATCTAAAAAGTAAGAAAATTGAAAAATATTAACAGATTATTCATTTTAATATTCCGTCTATTAGAATTATAGGAAAAAATTATAATTTCATTCATTCGTTTATAGAATAATTAAGTATGTTAACACCTAGAGGAGGGATTCTCATGAAGAAAGTATTATCTGTTATGGGATCATTAGTATTGACGGTGATGGCATT